CAAACAAGAGTCTACGTTCCATTTCATCCTTTTGTGCCTCTTCAACATCTAATCGCCTCGCATCGTCTATTTTTCTACGTTTCTGTTCCTCAGTTAGTAGTTTCTTAGAATCACTTTCTGATAAACTCGCAGCACTAACTACAGTAATAGATTGTTGTGTATTTGTTTGATTATTAATTAAGTTATTTAACTCATCGGTGGATACTTTATCATTTTTTGTTATTAACTTATTAGTATCCGTTGGGTCACCTGTAGATAGTATTTTTTTTACCGAACTAATTAGTTTATTTAATCTTGTTTTTGCCATAATCTTTATGTATTTAAATCATCAAATTCATCACGCCTATCATCTTCCAATGATGTGTTGTCTAAAAATAAATTATATTTATCGTCAAATTCATCCCTACGTTCTTCTTCAAATTCAATCATTTTCTGTAAATCTGTATAGAATGTACTATTTAAGTTATTAACTTGTATTTGATTGTTGAATAAAAGTTTACCACTAATAACTAAATTATCGATTGGTATCATCGGTAAATTTGTATTTGAATCAATTGTAAGATTACCTTGATTAGCGGTTGGTGTTGTCACAACTAAAACATTAGGGTCAGCATTAAACACCTCAACCACTGGTAGTCCATCAGGTGTATCTGGTGAATTAGTTGTCAATGAATCCGATGATACTTTACACCCATCAAATTTAAGATTATTAAGAGTTATTGACTGACCATCTATGGATGTTTGAGCTGGTGTAAATGATGATGAATATGGTTTATTTAGTGATGCTGATAGTGATGATGAATAGAAAAAGTTTTCTACCTTAGCATGTAATGCTAACGACCCACTAATAATACTTGTACCTAATGGATTATAGTTCCAAGGCCCATTTGAACCAGTTGTCCAATTTACACCAAACCCAACATTAGCACCTGCAGAATAATTTAATAATGTATATTGGTATGTTGCTGGTGCATATTGTGGTGTTAGAGATGAACTACCCACACTCACAATATCGTCTCGTGACGCAGTTATTATATAAATATTAGATGATGAAATCTGACCTTGATAAGTTATATATGAACTTGTCATATTACTTTCCTTATCAAGTATTCTTAATGTAGTATTATATTGTGGTCTTGTACGACTAATCCCAACATTACCTGACGCCTTTGGTCTTTCTAAAATATGTGGTTCTATTAATATACCATAATCATAGTCAACACGTGCTGGTAAGACTTGTTTTATTTGTTGAAATACTGTAAAATCAAATCTTGCTAAAATATCTATAATATCATTTATTAGATTTTTTGAACTATATTTTTTGAATACTTGTCTACGTAAATGTTCTAATTGAACATTAGTATCATCAAATCCCTTACGTGTGTCAGGACTACCAATATAATCATCAATATTGAAAAATCCAGTATGATTAAAAACGTCTTCATTGTACATACTTGTTGCCGATAGATATATACCTAACTTATTAGAATCAACAGGTGCACTATCATATCTTGATTTTTCTTTCTTTTGGTCTGGGTCTAATAACCCACTTAAAGTACTACTTTCAACCCTAACCTTATTATTTGTAATGTTAGTAGGCCCAGCACTTGGTACTTTTGTATAATATGTATCAGTTACACCAACTAAGTTTGTAGATGTCACATTGAATATTGATGCCGATAATGTAGCTCCAACTGATGTAGTAGTTATGTTTTGATTTGGATGTTTAGACGCTAGATTATCAGGACTTGTTATTGTTTTTAATTCACTACTTGGTAAGAATCTAAATTTTAAATCAAAATATGATGATGTAGGTGAATTACCATGATAAGATACTCTTGATAATGTATGGTCATCCATTACAGTATCATTTAATGGGTCTGTGTAATATCTAATTTCTTGAACCGAACCATTAATATATTCGGATGACTCCCATATAGTTGGTACACCAATACCTGGTAAACTCGCGTTACCAACAGTAAATGTTCCACTACCAGTCCATGCAGCAAAGAATGTTTTATTTTTATTAATAGATGGGTCATCTGCTTCTATAGATATACTTGCAGACCTTCTGAATGCAATCTCACCATTTCTAGCTCTACGATAGTGAAGTGTATAACTATTAGCACTTGTTATATCGTTTATAGATGTATCTCTTCTCAAGAATAAACTACTCATCTTATTATCAAATATTGGTACATCTGTAATTGATGATGATTTATAACCACCACTTCCACTTAAAAATAAATGTATATTACCGTTTTCACTAACTGCCGTTGTTGGTTCTAATAATACCAAAAAATCTACTGCATTAGATGTACTACCACTCTTACTTAATAATACGTGTTTATTACCAGTTAATTGATGTTTAAATTGTAATTCAATTGTATCTATTGGATTTGCAGTGTCTAATACATATGTGTTTGGGTTTACATCATTTATATTTCCCCAAGGTACTGATATATGATTAGTGGACGCATCCATCTTAACATTATATACAAAGTCATCATGTTCATATATTGGTCTAACTGTTATTTCATCAGGTTCTATTATAGGCCCACCATACTCTTTTATGTTTAAGAATGATTGTGGTATACCATATGTTGCTATAAGAGCTTTAACTGCCCTTGCAGTACCTTTTGTTTTTAGTAGGTATGGTAGATTGTTTACAATTCTTCTCCAAACTTCATAATTTATCTGTTCATCTGATTTAGATGCTAGAGAACCACTTTGGATTGGATTACCACTTTGGTTTTTACCAAGAGCATACTTCCATAATTCAGATGCTTGTTTACCATGTGTTAGTTTCCAACCTGCCGATTTAGCTACATTATATAGTAGTTCATTTGGTATACCATCGTATGGATGCTCTTCCCTTGAATTTAAACTTGTTAGTTTTTTGATGTATGCCCAAGTAATATCAAAGTGATGACCAATCATATCTATGAACAACAAATAATCTGAGTTCAAATTATCATTTGCAACTGATACTGGTATTAACTTTGTTAATCTTGAATCGTTAAAAACATCATAAGTAGTACAAGTATCTATTAAGTTATTGTAATATGTTGTTGCGGTTGCAGATGTTGATGATTCCAATACTAATGGATACTCAGTTACTTTTGGCCATGGCTCTACAATATAATCAGATGAACTATAGTGTGTATATAATGAGCCTGTAGATTCATAATATAAAAATTTCTCAAATCCATCAAACCCACTTATTACATTATTTTTTCTATTTAATGATTGTGATATGTTGGTTAATGCATGAGAACCACTAACACTTTCTAATGTTGAAATTCTTGCATCAAATCCCTCAATAAGTTGTAATTTGTATTTGAAGTTTTTAACTCGTTCAGTAGCAGATGAATAGTGTACAAAATTAGGTAATTCGTTATAATTAACATTAACATCAACCTCACCAAACGATGAACTAATATATTTATCAATTATCTGTTGTGATGTGGTTAGATTTGCATCTAATAATTGATTAAAGTTTTTTAAGTCAGTTCCTTGTGATTTACCGTAATTACCAGTTTTGATATCAAAGTTTGGTGGTGAGAAATCACCTATAGTTACTGGCTCATTAAATGGATATACCAATAATCTTTCTATATATGAATCATTGTTTAGTAAATCTATACTACATAATTTTGATTCAAGAGCTGGATTTAATGGTTTGTAAAGTTTAACAACCACTTTCTTTAATTCAGGTACTTTTAATGTATCATCAAAAAATCTAACGATTACATTTCTATCTGAAACCTCAGGTGTTACACCTTGATACTGTGAACCTGGAACTATATCGAAAAACTTATCTAAATCATTTGTGTCGTTAGAATAATATATTGGGTCACCATTTAAATCAGTTTCTTGTACTAATTCTATTGTTTTTTGAACACCTTGAGTGACAATGGTTGGTATAAACTTTGCAACCCTACCAGTTGCTCTTAATCCTGGCATCCAGACTGGAGAGTCATCATCATCATCTACGTCTTGAATAAATGGTCTAGCAGAATTAAAATCTGCAACTTCTATATAAAATTGATTACCATCTCTGAAATCTATAATTGATGGAAAAAATGTAGTAGCAAGTCTATCTTTAAAATATATACCACGCGATAGTCCTTCATAACCACCCAATTCAAAGAGTGGTGTTTGACCACTTGCAAGAACAGCAGGAGCAGTCCATGTATCGTTAGCTCGGAAAAAAGGACTTTCAACTTTTATCGGCGGGTCACCACCACCTGCAATGGGTTGTCCTGCTAAAAAGAAATTTGTTATATATTCATCAGGTGGAAATGGAATGGAAACAGTTTTCTCACCCACTCTCTCTGTAATATTACTTTGGAAACTAACATCTGTTATTAGTGCTAAATCATTACCACCAAAGTTTAATACGTAGTTTCTAGCGGTTGTGTTGGGCCCTCCAAATTGGTCTGTAAGTTGTTCAAATGCGTTTAAACGTGTAAAATCTCCTGCGGTGTCTGTAGATAATTCTATCTCCGTTCCATCACCAGATATTCTTTCTATTTTTAGACTGTTTGTTGTAAGTTTAGTTACAAAATTATATACTATACTGTAATAACCTCTATCAATGCCTGATGTTCTAACATCGTATTCTGGTCTAAGTTCTAAAAAACGTTTACCATCGATACCTTGTTCAGTAGGTGGTATTATTAAAGTAGATTGTATTAGATTATCACCAGAATATATGTGGACTTCTTGACGAGACCCATTTACTGGTAAACCATCATATCCATTTTCAACTTGACCACTACCCATTTTATTTATGTCCGCTATATCAAATAATGGAACATTCTCTTCAGGTTGTTTAGAGTTCAGTAATATATTTTCGTCTTGAAATCTATCAATCATTTTTTATTCTTTTTTTAGTTACCCTAAATTACTTGTTATTGCGGTTAATATGTAAGCTTTACCATCGTCTCCAGACCCTCTACTTGGAGATAACATTTGTGGGTCGGGACCTGTACCTGGTTTATAATTACCAGTTATTTTATGAACCTCTAAAATTTTACCTCTATCATCCACCTCCAACACACCACCAGCGAATTGAGTGTTATTTATATGTTGGTCTATTTGACTCCGCTCAGTGGCTGTTTGAGCATCAAATCCACCTCGTTCTTTATCTTCAAGAATATCCTCAAACAAATCGTACTGTGCTCCAGACAATGCATCTCTAAGTCCTGTATCGTTAAACTCATCAAATCGTTTTATTACGTGGTAAGTTTTACCCCCACCAGATTGTGGTACATAATCATCTAACGCATCAAAATCTTGTATAAGACCTGCTGGTTTTAATTTTAATTGAGTACCTTGTTTTAACGGTGGTATATAGATTATATCAAATTGTTCGGATACTATGAAGTTGTCTGGATTAAAAGCATGGTCTCGTTTTAAAACTTGGTCTCTATAAAATGCCCTTAGACTTGCGTTTCTTTCCTCTAACCCGAACGCAGATGTACCACCATTTAGTCCGTATAATGTCATATTAACGGTTGGTTCAAGTATTACATTAATAAACAATGTCTTATCTACAAAACCTCGTTCACTAATAATTCTTGGAGTTGAATCTGGTAACTGACGTTCATCAAAAATAAATGTATCAGATGCACCATCAAGTATTCTATCGTATATATCTTGATTAAATACAGTTAATCCCATTTCAAGTAAATGTGATTCATAATCTGTAAATACACCATTAGGGTCTAACCCATTTGATATAATTTGTCTAAAAACGTTTCTTGTGATTTCTCTTTTTGCCATTATCTAACTACTTTAAACACGTATCCACTGAAAAATTCTTTTTTAGTTCCTCTATCAACTCTGAATTCAAATTGATAAAATCTCTCTGGTTGTAATGTATCAAATCTAAAATCAAAGTAATTACCCGTTGAGTCACAACTTATCTTAGTGTAAGATGTATCATATGGTATCATTACCAAATTGGTTTCAACATCTCTAAGTTGATAGTATGATGACGTTGGTAAATATTTTACTGTTGTATATACTGAAGATGTAGAGAATGTTCTTGTTGGATATCTTTCTCTACCAACAATTCTAATCCTACCTCTTGATGTTTCTGTGTATTCGGCTCTTAAATTCTTTGGATATATTAAGATATCCTCTTCGGTTAACTCTTGTAAAGAACCCGTTTCAAATGATGAATCATCCCATCTAGCTTCAAGAGTTGGTACATATATTGTATGTGTTTCATTTGAAAAGAATTTAGATGACCCAAATTTTGAACTACCACTCTCTGCAACATCCGTTCTCTTAACTAAAAATCCATGATTATCTCTTGAACCACTTATCCAATCTAAAACATAATTTGTTACTTCTGCACCTAAATCATTTGTACTTTTATTGAATGTCTGTGAATATTCAGTTCCAATGAATGATGCAGTATACCAAGTACCACCACCATTATTTATTTGAGATGAACCCGTTGAACCTAACGCAAATGAACCAGTAGACCATCTATCAGTATCATTTCTGAACTCCCAAGAACAACCATCTACGGTTTTAGGATTATCAAAAAACTGACCGATACCCTCTGTCCAACTTTGTGATACTTGATATATCTCTAAATCGTATTCTGCTTGAACTTCTGTTTGTTCTGTGGATGATAGATTTAAATAGAACTTAGAGTCTGCACCAATATCACCACTAGCAAGGGATGATGATAATGTAGATATATCAAATTGTATTAGTACCCTACTATTACCCTCAAAGTCGGTTTCAGTTTCTTCATCAAAAAACTTGGTAACCTCTAATATCTCATCAACACCTGCATTTTGAGTTTTACGAAGTGTTTGTTCGTATATAGTAGTATCCTTTTGTCCAAAAATTCTAAATATCATTTTTTATATCTCCTTAAAATGTAGCAGTTACCACTCTACCACGTATGTCAACATCTGGAAATTTTATTTCAAATATTGATGGGTCTTTTGGTGGATGTATAATACCATCTCGTGTTGCGTTTTTAATACTATATTTATTTGGTGCATAATTACCATTGAATCTATTGAATACAACTAAACCACCATTACCATTATTATCTGGTCTAACTACAGTTTGTACACCTTTAACACCATCAAGTAAAACATATAATTTAGATAAATATATAGGTTCGTTTATTCTCCAACTATCTATATTGAAATAATCTTTTAATTCCTGAATACATCTTAATAATACTTCATTTGAATTATAATTAGGTAAAGTTATTATTTCAAATTCAATACCTATGTTAACTATAAAAGCGTTTTTGATATTAACCGCATCTGTTAGTATACGATAATATGATATGTAGTTTTTCAGATTATTTTTTGTAGCTGGATTTAATTGTGTTAATTTTTTATTCGCATCATAACCCAATGTATATAAATTGAGTGCTAATGGATTTGGTATTTCAGCTGGAACTAACTGTCCATTTACCGTTGTATTTTCTAATTGATAATCTTGAACTAAGTATGCCTTTGCAACAGAACCAAACTGAGCAGGCATTGCATAACATCTCATTATATAATCTTCTCGTGTTACTGTTCTGTTTTGTGCTCCAAAGTATGCCATTGCGTTTTGTCTAATCTCCTCATCACTCTCTTTACTACTACCACCGATTGCTGGATTTGGATTTGTTACTGCAACTGAACTTCTAACTACACCTAACAATGCAGGGTCTAAACTACTCTCGTTACCTACTGTAGAAGTTATACCCGTTATGTTAACTAAGTCTTTAGCTGGTACATTATCTATAACACCATTACCAACTACATACTCAACTGTGAGTGTTGTATTTGATGGTGCTACTCCATAAGTTTTTGTATATAAAAAGTTAGATGGGTCAATACCTTGGTCTAAATCACCAATAGCCGAATATAAAGCAGAACCTACATTGGATGGATTTGGTACTATTTCTTCATCTGCGTTCGCCGATATACCAGCCCCAAATTGTATTACCAAGTTTTCATTATCTTCAAATCTCGTGGTAAATCTTCGTGGTATACGTTTTAGTTGTAGTAAGAATGGTGTATTACCACTATATGGTGAAAACTCTGTTGAGTTATTTTCATTGTTTTCAACTTGTTCAAATGCTGTATCTTGTGCTAAGTATGGGACTTTAGTCCATTCGCTACCATCACTATCTACAATAGATTTAACTCTTATTATATTAGTATCTGTTATTTTTATTTTATCATATATACGTGGTGAACCAAATGTAAATGTCGTAGACTTAGTAGTTCCACTTGATACTTTCACTCTTTTCTTTAATAGATAATATGTTGGTAAACTTGTTGTAGTATCAATTTCATAAACTGATATTTCCGTAGGGTCAAATGATGATGATGTATTAAAGTCAACAGCCTGTGTAGTTGTAAATTCAACATCATCAAATTCAGAAGAACCAACAGTCATACCTTCTGATATTCTAAGTGTATAACTCATATCAGGTTTAACATTGTCACCTGTACCCGTTGATGGCACTAACTGAAATATATCCAATGTGGTGGTGGCTGGGCAAGTGTTTTTTGGTTGATATCCATATACGGCAGCTAAATTAAATAGATTTACCTTTTCTTCTGCATTAGTTAGTAATGATTCTCTTAGTTGAGTATCTGTATAAAATGATAATACATCACCAACATAAGATGCCATTTCTATAAACATCATACCTGGTGATGATTCATTAAAATCATTATATGTATTTGGAAAATAAGTTTTAGCGAAATCTATAAGATTTTTTCTAAATTGGCCAAAATCTCTGTTTATTAAACTTACATCCTTTTGTACTAAATCATATTTTTTTGTGCTACTTGGCATATTTACCACCTATTATTGTATATCCGTAGTTCCAGCTGAATCAACGAATAAAATTATTTGTGTATTAGCTCCCTGCTCCGTTACTCTAAAGTTTATTCTTACATTTATACTATTTCTATCAAAATCAACATTACTTTCAATTTCATCTACTACTATATATGGTAACCAAAATCTAATATCTTCTCTTAGTGATTCATCAATACTTGTTTCTAAATCAGTATTCATTGGTTCAAACAATAAGGATGGTATAGTAGAACCAAAGTTTGGTTGAAATGGCCGTTCACCTTTTCTTGTTAAAAGAAGATTCTTTAGATTAGAAATTGCCTGTTCTTCAGTCGTATAACTAAGATTGAATAAACCACCACCACGAGTTCCAAATGGTAACATCACACCGATTGCAATATCTTTTTCTAAATCTAATGGATTGTAAAAGTTTTCCTTTCTTTGAGCCATTTACTTACGCCCCTTTTTTAGCGTTTATTTTTTTCATCAGTGCCGAATAATCTCTTGTTAGGGCCTTTCCAACACCAGTTCCCTCTAAATTAACATCCATCGGTCTACCATCAGGGTCAACAGTCGGTGCCATATTATTAACAGTTGGTTGTGAACTACCATATCCAATCATACTTGACATTGCACTTCTGTTAAAACCTTGAGCTTGGTGAGACATAAACGTTGGTTGATTCGCATTTATATTTCTCCATTCATCACTTTCGTATGTTTCTGTAAGTAATCCATTTAAAACTTTATCTTTGGAAAAAGTCTTTTTAGGTTTAGGTTTACTCTTCTGTTTGTTCTCTATAATATGAGATACATCAAATGGGTCAAACTTCTCAACCTCTTCTACCCTTTTAACTTTTTTAGATTTGGGTTTATTTTGTTTAACCTCTTTTAGAAAAGGTTTGAGTTCTTCTCTAACCACTTTTCTAACGATTGCTTCTATTAATTTTGCTGTTTGTCTTGTATTCATAGTAATAGTTTTTATATAAATATTAAAATGTTTATTTTTACTACTGTTCCATCCTATTAATGGTTTGTAAAATATTTTGTATTGTCTGTTTTATTGTTTGAGTCTGAGCCTTATTAACATTGGCCTTAGTGTTTGATGATATAAATGAAGCAAAATTTAATAAAGGTTGTGGCCCAAGTTGTGTAGCTACTTGAGAAGTACTAAGTGACTGTGCAACAGATGCAATCTCCTCATGTGCTTTTTCTACGTTCTCATTTAAATCTATAACATTATCAATTAGATTTTTAATCTCTGTAAATAATGAATCTAAATCCATTGCCCAATTTGGTGTTGCAACATTTACTGATTTATCAGCACTTAATAGTATGTAATCTGATTTAGCATTTAATAGTAATCTATCTGAATTCAATATGATTCCTGCACCATCGTACTGTGCTGGTGATTGAACACCTGTACCTAAATTGTTTTGTGAAGTTGATAGTCGTATCTTTTGTGTTGATGTCATCCACATTGATGATAAATCATCATCAACATCCTCTATGACAAATTTATTATATTCACCTTGTGTACCTCTACCATTTGATAATATGGTTATTGGGTCGGTATCATTGTTTGATGACCAAGATGGTGTTTGTGAAGTTTGACTTGTTTGTGGTGTGTATCCAAATCTAAGTGAATGGCCAAATCTACCCTCTATCAAAACGTCACCTAAAAATGGTTGAAGTGGACTTATAGTTCCATCATCTTCAAACCCCTCACCAAAAGTTTCATTATCTTCATCTGTATTACTTGGTGTTGGATTTCCTGCAGATGTATCTGAATAACTTTGATTATTAGATGGTAATGATAATGGTGCTATTACTGGTGGTAATGTATTATTGTTAGGATTTAATTGAATTGATATTGGATTCATGTAATAAAGACGAGTTGTTGTACCACCACGATTACTTGATGGGCCGATGGAAGTAAATAGTAAAACTATCTCTCCCAATATTGGTACTCGTTTTATATTAGTATCTAATGGGTACGCAGTTCTAAGTAATCCAGAAGACTGACCCATTAGTACTGTTATACTATATACGTCATTAACATCATCATCGGATAGAATTATACTCTGAACAACACCAGTCTGTATCTTCATTCATCATCTCCATCATTTTTTAAAGAGTCGATTTGGTCATCAATCTCTTTTGCGTTTTCTAACAGTTGTCTCTTTTCATCTTCAGTTAATCCAAGTCCACCACCAGATTCATCGGAGTTAGCATCTTTCATCATTCGTTGGATTATAGCCGCTAACTTAACTATCTGGTCATCGTTTCTAACTGAAACTTCCATATATTCCTTTATCAATGGAACAACAACTGTGGCATCATTTATATCTTTTACTAATGGTTCTAATTGAGCTATTAGTAATTTAATCTGTCTATCTTTCTTTTTTGAATTGGTGTAGATATCTGACATGATATCAGCAAATG